TAGGCATCATTTTTGCCGACATTGAAGTTACGCATTGCGTTGTCATAAGCTTCAGTGCCGGGGCGCAAGCCTTGGTTTACCAGTTTGTTTTCGGCCATTTCCTGCGAGTGTTCCCATTGCGGATCAAGGCGCGCGGTCTGAGTCTCGTAGGACTTGTTGTAGATGTCGTCTACGGAGCCTTGATCGAATGGCTGCGATAGGGAGTCATTGACACGGCCAAGCGCATTGCCTGTCTGCTCTCCCAATCCAAGCTGCGATGCGTCGCTATAGTTCAGCAGTTTCTGCCCGGTTGGCGACAGGTCAATCCGGCTAGACCATTGTGAATTTTCGTCGTTCGGATCGTTCTGCGAATAAATCAGGTTGCCATAAGGCGTGTACTGGTTAACGCGGTTGGCTTTGGTGGCGTACTTCGCGGCCTCAAGGTTCCCTGCGGCAGTCTGTTGCGCAGCCCCTGCATAATCAGGAGCGGGCGGCGGGCTTGGGGAATCGCTCATAGTCTATCCATTTGCAGTTGTCGCGCGTCATCTTAATAACCAGCATGTCACCTTTAGGGTGCGCGTCTGCTAGTCGGCCTTCAATCTCAAAACCAACATCTAAATCAAATCTCAATGCCACTTCGTTTGACTCTGGCACGATGCCAGTTATGCGCCGCGCACCAGCCACGTCAAACGCATAGGAAAATATCGAGTGCAGCCATTCACGGTTTACCCAGCGCTTAGGTGAATCACTTGCCACGTGAATATAAAAATTGCTACCGTTAAATTCATGCAGGACAATGCCACCAATAAGCTTTCCATCTTTTTCTATCCCTATGCCTATCGGGTAGCCGCTATACGGGTCTTTCCTGCCGTTGACGCGCTCGACGTAAGTAACAACTGCATCGCCAGCCACAATCAAAGGATGCCCCCAGACTCCCAGACAACGGTTGTTGCCGTCCATTCCAGGTTAATGCCCTGCGTGGCGCTCTTAAGCCTAATGGCCGCTGTATTCCCGATGCCCTGCGCACCCTGCCAAAGACTCGACAGATTCAAGTCCCCGCCCCATACAGAGGTATCCCAAATGCCAGAGTCCCAAGTTGCATAGGAGGTCGGCGTAAATGACAGGATCGACGTGTTATCCGCCAAGCTAAAGTCGATATTCAGACTGCCCAATACTGCCGGACTGCCATTGGTCAGCAGAAAAGGGCGCATCATCGTGAAGCGCTTCAATGCCTCAGTGCCAAAGTAGTTAAACGCCTGCAAACCGTCCGTATTTATGTTGGTATCGTTATCGGCAAGCGTGTTCCATGCCTTACCTACGAAGCCATTACCCCCAAAATACGGGTCATCGTTAAATATTGCCCAGCAGTTCGCATTCCAGCCGGTGAAATTGCACCAACTTTTGTTCGGCAATGTCACCATGACAAACTGTTGCTGCGAGTTTCCCTCAGATATAGGGACATTCACCCATAGCAAGTTTTCCTTCGGAAATTGGAAAACTTCCCAGCCGAAGTTCGCGCCGTAGCTGGAAACTGCCAGCGACATTGCATATTGAATCTTGTACGACAGCGCTACCTGCGGGTTCGTGCGCGAGGATTGCAGCGCACCGGACATCGGGTAAAGACCGTCCTGACAGATAATCAGCAAATCGCCTTGATACTTCAGGAAGCAGCGACGGCCAATCGGAGCGCCAACCTGAAAATCGCCAATCAACCCCCAGGTTGTCGCGTCTGCTGGGTCGGAGCCTTTGTAAACAAGAATCTCGCCCTTGCTAGTCAGGAATACGGCATAGTCATCAACGCCATAACCTGCATCAATCGTCCAAGTTGCCATTGCAACAAGGTAGCCGCCCTGCTGGACAACGCCGGTTAGGTCAAACTTTGTGGCTGCTCCGGCAATTGCGGTAGTCGCCAGATACCACGCATTCAGGCTATTTTTCTCCACAAACCAAACGCGGTTCTTATGGATGTTTATGTGAATCAGGTCCGTGACGGTTACGCCAGTAATCGCCGCGTTTGTCCAGGCAATGCTATTCCAATAGCGCGGCGCATCTGCACCGTTCACCATGTAGATATACGAGCCGCTGGTATTGGCGTAATTCACATACTGCCAGCGCGCGTTCGATAGGCCGCTCTGTTCTGGCGCACCGACAGCGCCACCGCTAGTCACATCGTAAATATTGGTTCCTGCAGCAGCCAGCAACTTGCTTGCCGTGGTGCCCGCGAATGTCATTACCGATTCAACTTGCGAACCTAAACCGGTCGCGTACTGCGAGTATCCGTTCCTTACCTTGCAAGTAGTCGGAGTCGGCACCCAATTAGTAAGTATGGGCGCATCGTTCGGCGGCATTGATTCCAGTGAGTTAAGCGCATTCCACCCGCCAGTGGGCGCAGACAGCGTTAACTCATTCGCGCGCGCCTTTTGCAGCGGGCGCATTGCCTTTCTAATCACGATTGGCCGTACCCGCTATCCGGGATATTGTTCCACGTAATCAGCACGCCAGACGGCAACGGGGCCATTGCTAGCGTTGCGGACCCCGCATCGTTCGTCTTTGCCATGCCAAGCTGCATTTCGTAGTCCGGCAGGTAAATATCGCCAAAGCCCTTCACTTGAAAATATTTATGCTTCAGCCCAAGTACCATCAACCTATCAGGCCAGATGCAGGTATCGGTATCGGCGGTAAACGAGTTTTGCACTACGCCTGCCGCACTCGCCGCCCATCCCTTGCTCATATACTCAAAGCCCAGAACTTCAGCGCTACCCAGCGCGGGCCAAATCTGAAACTTGTCGCCAAAGATACGATACCGGACGCGCGGGCCAGTGCTGATATAGCCGCTAATCAGCCATTCCCATTGCTGAGGAGTCTCCGGGCCAAGCATCTGCCAGTGCTTCGACTTATCCCAATGCGTGTTGTCAATCTGCGCATCATAGTCTGACGGCATGGCGTACTTGACTTTGGTAAGCGTAAAAGTAGCGCCAGTATTCGTGCTAGTGGCTGGCTGGCTAAGAGGAATGGTTGTACCGCTAGGCGCGCTGCTTACATACGTGGCCTGATTCATGCCCAAGCCGGAAATTTGGTAATTCGTATCGATACCGACGATAGATGACGCGTTCGTGATATTCGAGGTATTGATTACCGTATCACCGGTAATCGTGATTACAGCAACTTGAAAGATGTAAGCCTTGTTCAGCGCTTGCCAAGTGTGTTGCCGCTGCAATTCGTAGCCCACGGCATTGAGCAGGGCAAGCTGCTGGATTACATCGGTCTGTGTATTCCCTGCGACGGCAGTAGGCACAGAAAGCCCCATTTCCCCGGTAGCCTGCTGAACCAACTGCAACATCGTGGTAGTAGACATTTACGCGGCTTCCTGTACTTTCGCAGGCCGACCGGGGCCGCGTTTCTGCGGGTCGAAATCGAGCTTTTCATCAGCAGCCTTTGGCAGCAACTGTGCCAACATCGCTTTCATTTCCGCCATCTGCGCCTCAAGTCCGTTAATCTTGGCGTCGCGTTCGGCAACGGCCTCGCTTACCGCCTGCCCCTGCTTTGCGCGGATGGCGTTCTGCGCCTTCGTGCGGAGTCCAGCGCCGCCCATGCCGATACCTTGAATCTGCGCATCGCTCGCGCCCGCGATCTGCTCGACCGTGAAAAATCGGATGAACTTGAGTTGCCGAACTTGCTCCGGATTGAGTTCGTCCCATTCGTCAATCTGCCAACCCGGTACGTTTTCAGCATTGGCAATCTTGCCGGTCTGCATCTGAAAGTGGAGCCATTGCTTAGGGAAGCGCTTCAGGTGGCTGCCATCTGCTGGAACTTCGATAGTCAAGTCCTTGTTGCCAGGAATCGAGATACGGACATACGGGCATTCTGGCTTTACTGCTTTAGGGTCGCGGATTCCCTTTGCATCGCCTACCTCCCGCGCCCACTTGTCAGGGGCGGCGAAGTCGTAAAACTCCACATGCAGCATGGAATCCGGGTCTTTGGGATTGACAAAATCGGGGTTGTTATCATCAGACGCAAGCATTTTCAGGCTCCAAGTAGTTGGATTGCGCGGGTGCGCGGTTCATTTCATGGGCTATAAAGGGGAGTAGCCCGTCTCCGTAAACCTTGATTACTACGTCCAAGTCGGCAAGGGATTGCGCGAACGTTGGGAATATTTCGGCCTGCTTTGCCATCGCTGCATTGGTGCGGAACACTCTATCGTTAACAGTCACGTCAAAACCTACGCGTTCTTGCTCCGTCCGTGTCTGCGGCGCGGCGTGCATGTCAGTTCCACGGAATGAAGAATCGTA